GGCTTGCAACGGATGATGTTGAATATGCAACTTCAACAAATGCAACAGCAACAGCAACGCGAGCAAGCATTACGCCAGACATTAACCGCGCAACCTAGTGCAGCGCAACAATTTCAAGCAGGACAGGCGGCCATGGCCGCTGAGGGTGCGGGCCCAACAGTTGCCGCAGCGCAGGCACAAAGACAGTTAACTGAAGCGTCAAGGCCATTTGCAAGTCTTTCGCCAGAGCAACGATTAATTGCTTCGCAAATGCCATACGCTGAAGCGGTCAAGTACATTGGTGAAAACGTCAAGCCAGAGGAATATGGGACAGGAACTAACACGGGCATGATTGGCGGTAGACCTGTTAGCTATGTAGTTGGCAAGCGTGGCGGCGTCAAAGTGCTTGATGTTTCACCGCAACCAAATGAAGAAAAGATTGATACTGGAAACCAAATACTTATTGTTGATAAGTACACAGGAAAAACCGTTGGAACTTACGGTAAACAAATGACGCCAGGCGAAGCGGCAACTAACTTAAGAGCATTAAGTACACAGGATTTGAATGAACGCAAATTTGCATTTGATAAAGCACAAACGGCACAGCAAAACGCTTTCCGCCAACAAGAACTTGGCTATAGAGGACAGGAACTTCAACAAGGTCAGCAACGACTAGAGCAAGGTGATCGTGAACTTGTTACGGACGCTTCTGGAAATATGTTCTTTGTTTCTAAAACAGGGGCGCAATCAAGAGCGGTTTCTGGAACTTCTGGAGAGGCGCTAAAGGGTAAAGGTCAAACTATACCGACCGCAGTAACAGAAGAGTTTGTCAAGAATCAAGCTAACTTAAATTCCATTCAAGACGCATATAAACTTGTTGAAGCAAACCCTGATGCTGTTGGTCCGCTTACCGGAAGAACGCCAGCTGGTATAAGAGATCCGTTTGCGCCTGAAAAGAACATTCAAACAAGGGCCGCAGTTGCTCGTATTGGAAGTATGCTGATTAAAGATATTTCGGGCGCAACCGTTCCTGTTGCTGAAGTTCCGCGTCTTGCGCCATTTATTCCGCTTCCAACCGATGATGAAAAAGCAATTAAAGTGAAACTTAATGAGTTGGAAAAAGAGATTAGAAATATTGAGGAAGAGCGCAGAAAACAATACACAGCGCAAGGTATGAATTACCCGTCACTATCTGGTCGAGTAGCCATACCAGGCGCACCAAATATTATGAATCAATACGGTCTTACGCCAAGGAAATAAGCCATGACAAACCTTGAACGCGTTTCCGCCAATATGCGCAAGATGTTTGAGCAAGGCGCTCCACAGACAGATATGGAGGCTTACTTACGCTTAGAGGGTTACACGCCATCACGCTATCTTGGCGCAATGGCGAGGCAACGTCGCGGCGTGGGCGAGGTGGAAGCGGGAGCATTCCGCACATTTATGCAAGGTTTAACGTTTGGATTTTCTGACGAAATTGAAGCGGCAGTCAAAGCAGCGTTTACCAAAGGATCGTACCAAGACAACGTTGAGGCGGTACGAGAAGGTATTAAACAGTATCAAAAACAAAACCCTATGGCGGCAGCAAGTAGCGAGCTTGCGGGAGCTTTATTACCGGCAGCTGTTACGATGGGCGCAGCAGTGCCAGCAGTTGCCGCGCGCGCACCCCAGGTCGCAGGTGCCGTGACTCGAGGCGCACAGGCTTTGACGAGCGCATTGCCTTCAGCGTTGCAAGGAACAAGCATTGGAGCGCAAGTTGGAAGGGGCGCGGTCCTTGGCTCGGCAGGCGGCGCGTTGGGAGGCGCAGGGCAAGCGGAAGGTGGCGCTACCAGTACGTTACAGGGCGCAGTGCTTGGTGCTGGTCTTGGTGCTGGTGTTGGTGCCGCCATACCACCGGCTATGGGGCTTGCTTCTTACGGTGCAGGAAAAGCGCGTGACGTATTAGGAAGAAGCGGTACCGCAGCGCAACAAAAAGCTGCGCAGCTAATTATTCAAGGCATGGAGCGTGATCAGTTAACGCCAGCAGAGTTACAGCGCCGACTGATGCAGGCCACGCCAGGTAAGCAGACAACACTTGCTGATATTGGCGGCGAATCACTGCTATCGCGTGCCGCTGGCGCTGTCAATACGCCTGGCGCCGCCAAGGGTCCGAAAGGTGAATTCTTACAAGAGCGTGTTCGCACTCAGTCAGATCGTGTTATTGCTGACTTGGCGGCTGCCGCGCAAGAACGTTTGCAGAATACAAACATGTTATTGCGTGATTTAACAGAGCAGCAAAAAAGCAAAGCAGCGCCACTTTATGCGGCAGCGTATGACACGCCTGTTGGTATATTGAATGACAAAGAATTATTGGCTTATTTGGATAGACCGGCATTCAAAAAAGCCTATGCTCGAGCAGTAAGTATGGCCGCCAATGAAGGCGAGTCATTGCCGCAAATCTATCGGTTTAAGACTGATGGAAATGGCAGACCTATTTATGACGAGGATGGATTGCCTGTTTATGGCGAACTTGAAGATTTGCCAAACGTCAAGATACTTGATTGGGTTAAGCGCGGTCTTGATGATGTGATTAACGCCAAGCAAACCAAGGAAGGTTTTGCTTCAACAGAGGCCAGAATTATCCGAAACGCGAAAAACGATTTCCTCGAGCGTTTGGATACGCTGGTGCCAAAGTACAAAGAGGCTCGAGCTGCGTTTGCTGGTGATGCGGCACTGAAAGATGCTATTGATCAAGGCAGAAAAGTATTTAGCATGCCTGAAAACGATTGGCGCGAAGTGGCGGCAGACTTTAATAAACTGACTGACATGGAACGCAACATGTTCCGCGCTGGCGTTGTTGACGCTGCAAAAATTCAAGCTGATCGGATCACGCGTGAATTTGGAACCGCTCGAGATGTGACGCGCTTATTTGACAACACACAAACGCTCGGCAGGTTACGCGCAGCGTTTCCCGATGCGCAATCATTTGATACGTTCCGCAACCAACTTGGCGAAGAAGCGCGATTCACTGAAGTGCGCAACCGCATCCTGGCCGGATCGCGCACAGCGCCGCTGGCCGCGGAAATGGCAGAGCAAGCAGGTCCAACAGGCGCAGCGGTTGGTTCAGCGATTATCCAAGGAAACTTACAGCCTATTGCTTCGCAGTTGCTTGGACAGGCTATGCAGCGAGGCGCTGGTAACGTTGGTGATGTAGCGGAGATTCTTGGACGAGAAATGCTAACGCCATTAACGCCACAAAGCCTTGATGCTTTGATGCGTAGGCTTGCATCTCAGCAAGAAGCTATGGCTCGCACAGAAGTATCTCGAGCAACCGCCAGGCCCATGGTCGGCGGTGCGTTTGGACAATTAACCGGACAAGCTGTAGCGCCATCCGAACCCGTAAGACTTGATGTGATGGGCACTGCCGCAACCATGTCAGACGAAGAGAAAAGGCTTGCAGGTTTGCTGCAATAGGATAAACTTACCCCCGGAACTCCCCTCCTGTTGGTTTTTGCCCGCCGCTCGCGGGCATTTTTTTTGCCGTTCGTCGGAAAAGGTTGGACACTTGCAACTTTTTACCGCCAAATGGAAAGCTATGAACAAACTAATCATTGGTATTGATCCAGGTGCAAGTGGTGCAATTGCAACGCTTGAGGGTAAAAAACTCATTGACGTGATTGATATGCCGATTGTGCAACGCACCGTTGGAAAGGCTGTCAAGAACTTCGTATCGCCACATGAGTTGCACACGCACTTGGCGGCTTACCTGATTGACTATGAATGCACCGCTTACATCGAGCAGGTTTCCGCCATGCCTGGTCAGGGTGTAAGTAGCATGTTTTCGTTTGGGCGCTCACTCGGCAATGTTGAGGGCGTACTTGCATCCTTACAGATTCCTTACCACTTTGTGCCGCCGCTCGTGTGGCAGCGCAAGGTTAGGCTAACGGGTGGCAAGGATGGCGCACGAGCATTGGCGCAACAAATGTTTCCTAATAACGCGTCAAGTTTTTCACGCAAAAGAGATGACGGGCGGGCTGACGCCAGTTTGATTGCACTTTATGGGGTTATGAATGAGCACACAGGAAGTTGAAAATCTAAAAGAGTTGTTGAAGTACACGCGAACCCTTGCCGCGGAAAGCGACAACAAGTTGCGCGTTGCGCGCAGGTTTATTCACTCGTTATTGCATCCTGAAGAGTTTGGACACGCAGTCACGGAAGAGGTGCGCGGCAAAGCCTTAGAGATCATCAGGCAGATTTCATGAAGCGCGTTTTGCTTATTGGATCTGAGGGTTACGTTGGCAGCCAATTGCTAAAAAACATTGCGCATGACGTGAATCTCGTGGCCGTGGATATTAAAACGGGCATGGACTTCATGGATATGTCCGACGTTGCACTTAGTGCGTTTGATGAGATCCTTTTCTTTGCTGGCGTGTCTAACGTTGCCGACGCTAACCGCCAACCGCATCGAGCCGTAGCGGAGAACGTTGTTTATACGTTGTGTCTACTTGAGCGCATGGCGGCACACACAAGACTGATTTACGCCAGCACAGGATCGTTGCTTTCAAACGGTGATTCATTGGTGGCTAACGAGCAACGCGAGAACGCTTATGACGCCAGCAAGCTGTCATTCGATTTGGTGGCTAAGTATATGGGCAAGCGCGCTGTTGGTTTGCGCATGGGCACGGTAAGCGGATGGTCGCCAAAGATGCGATGGCATTTGATCTTCAACGCAATGAACCGATCAGCGATTGAAGAGGGGCGCGTTTACGTTACCAATCCTGATGCCATGCGAAGCATTTTGTTTCACGATGATCTTGCTGAACGCGTAATGGAGATTATCGAGGATGACAGCGCGCAAGGCATTTATCCGTTGGCGTCTTACACCATGAGCATTGGCGAGCTAGCGCACGAGGTGGCAAATGTTCACAAAGTCCCGGTTGAGTTTGGTGCTGGCACAGGCACATATTCGTTCGCGCTCCCAACAATTCCGCAACTCTATTCAATACAAGAACGCTGCGAACACTTTAAGAGAGCATATGGACAAAACAATTGACAAGTGCTTACTTTGCGAGGGGAAAACAGAAATGATTTTTGATCTTGGCGAGCAACCACCCGCCAACGCGCTAAAGGACAAACCAAACACGTTTGTGCGTTGCGCAAGGCTTGCTGCGCAAATGTGCACACAATGTACGCACGTTATGCAAAAGGTGAGCTACAACGCCAAAGAGTTGTTTGATCACTATCTCTACGTCAGCGGCACGAGCAACACGCTTAACGATTATTTCGAGTGGTTTGCAGAGAACGTTTCGCTCCATCACCCGAATGCTGAAGTGCTTGAGATTGCAAGCAACGACGGAACGCTATTACAGAAACTTGCCAAGCGTGGCGCAACCGTGACTGGGATTGAACCAGCCAGGAATTTGCTTGAACTTTCAAGCAAGAAAGGCGTTTACACGATCCCGGCCTATTGGCCTTTGAACATGGGTAACGAGCGTTATGACGTTGTGATCGCCATGAACGTGTTGGCGCATAACGACGATCCGATTGCGTTTCTGAAAGGCATTGAGGCTTGCTTAACGGATGATGGCGTTTCGTATATCCAAGTAAGCCAAATGGATATGCTCGCCAATGGTGAATTCGATACGATTTATCACGAGCATGTTTCGTTTTTTACGGTGGATTCGTTCACGCTAGCGTGCGCCAGGGCAGGTTTAAGGGTAGGTTTTCGCCAGCGCGTAAATGTGCATGGCGGATCCATGCTTGCCGCGGTGTGTAAGCGTGACTCGTTTCCAAGTCCCATTCCCTTTGCACCGAGCCAGTGGAACGAGGGAAGGTTGCATCAGTTGACATGGGTTGACGGACAACGGTTTGCCAATGGCGTAAACCGTGCCGTGGAATCCATGCGATCTGTCATCAAACAAGCCAAGGATGATGGGTATGTAGTGGTGATGGTTGGTTGTGCCGCCAAAGCAGTAACGCTGATGCAAGCCATCAACGATGATCCGCATGTCGTGGTGGATGAATCGCCATTGAAGATTGGCAAGTATTTGCCGAACTCCACGCAGCAAATTGTTGCGCTCCAAACCGTATCGGAGATCAGACAAAAGTGTCTTTTTATCCTTGGCGCATGGAACTTTAAGCAAGAACTGATACGAAAGTTGCAAGGGCTGCGCGATCCATATCTTTACGATGCTGTTTTAACGCCTTTCCCAATGACCTTTAAGGAATCACTCCATGGATGAGTTTTCAGTTGATGAGCAACAACCAGAAAAGAAACGCAGCAAAGCGTCAGCGATTAGCGAGTTGGAATCAAAGTATTCCGAAGCGATGGAGAACCTGGCGGATTGCATTGAAACGCTGAAAGGTTTGGAGCAGTACGGACGTTTTCAGGATGCCGTGGTTCGCCGCCGCGCCATCGAGTGCTTGCGACGCGTAGGACATTGGAACGCATGAAAATAATCATATCAACCACAGGAAGCCCAACGTTGCACGTCATGAAGTCCAGCGTATTTCATTACGCCAAGGGTGTGCAGTTGTGCGTATGGGATGGGAAACTTGGTAACTTTGGCGATGACTACAACGCTGCCATTGAAGCGTTTGCAGAAGGTGATGAATCATTCATCATTGCTAATGATGATGTGGTGATCACGCCACAAACCATGTCGCTATTACTTGATGACGTGGCGGCACTAAGCAAAGTGTGCAAGCGCATTGGTTTTATCGCAGCGCGCTCAGACTTTGTGCGGCCACCGCAAAACATCAGAGTACCGCGCAACGAAGGTGACGCGATTGAGATGTGCCGCTGGCGCTCAGAGGATGCCATCAAACCCGTTGACGTGATCAGCCCGATCTTTACCTGGGTGAACGCCAAAGCGATCAAGGATCATCCGTTTCCGCCGATCAACTGGTTCAGTGATGACGTGGTGTGCGCTGACATGGCGGCAGACGGTTACAAGCACTTCGTGTCACGCGCTTATGTGCATCACGCAGGAAGCATGACAGTTGGGCGTGACGCTAAAGCGTTGATCGGTGCAGCCGCACCGTGGATTGTTGAGAATAGGCCTGAATACGCCAAAAAATGGTTTGGGGTGCAAGCATGAAAACGCATCGCAGGATTTGCATACTCACAAACACGCACCCGTATGGCGTAACAGAAAACTTTGCTCGCCATATAGCCATAGGGTTTGCGGCACACGGGTTTGAGCCGCATATTGTGAACATCATGGCACCGCTTGAGCAGCAATTTCAGGCGATTGGCGCGCTATCCGCCATTGATGAATTGTTCATGATTGGCGCGCTGCCGCTAAAGGTAAAAGTTGGTGATGAGTATCTCTGGCGTGAGATGGCGAAACGCGGTAAGCGGGTGACCTATTACGTCATTGATTCGTATCACAATGACTTGCGACGTGTGCCTGAAGTGCTTGAGTACGCCAAAGCATCAAACAGTGAGGACAACCTTTATCACGCGTTTGCGGATTACGAAACAGCTGATGCGCATTTCTTGTGCGGCACTGAGTTGCGCTTTGGAGGATTTCCTGCTGCGCCGATTGATCAGGCCGCCATGTATCGTGATCGTTTACTCGTGTTTGGCGGGATTGGCAACGAGCTAGCGCAGATCAAAGATACGCTTGATGAAACAGTTTCTGAAGTCAGGCGAATCATTGACTTAAAGGATGATTACTTATTGCTTGGCGATGGAAGCCATTGGGATGTGCTGAGTAAGGTGCTAGACATTCGCGGGCAATACAGCAGGTTGCATGAAGAAACCTTATTGCTTGATGCGTATTGCGCATTGGATGCGGCGATGAAACGCCATAGGCGATTGCATGTCATGTCGGCGCTCAAAGGTCTACCCATTGACAT